CAATTGGGGAATAGCCAAGACAGGCCTAAGGCAACGGGTTTTGAACCCGTCATTCGTTGGTTCGAATCCAACTTCCCTAGCCAAATTAGGATGCCTACTGCAAATTAAAAATTTCACTTTCAATGAAGCCCAATGTGCATCCTGTAAAATATAAACTCCGAGTCGGTTAGCCTGGCTTATACCACTCGTTTTGGGAGCGAGAGCAAGAAATTGCATCGTGTGTTCGAATCACACCTCGGAGACCATACAATATAGTCAGGTTCGAAAATATTTAATCTGACTCAATACTGCATAAATACTATTATGATAAAACATAATATGAGAGATTCGGATTATTATAAATCCGGCCAGCATGTCAAAAATGCTAATGCAGCAAGAGAGAAGGCGCTAGTATCTATTCAGCATAAACGAGTAAATCGTATTGCAGCATATTACGAAACCCCTACTTTGTGTGCAAATTGTGCAGGACCAATAAAGTATGAAACTAAAAATAATAAATTTTGTTGCAAGTCCTGTGCAGCGCAGTTCAACAATAAAGTAAGAATAGATTCTGGTTGGCAAAGAACAGAAGAATCGAAAAAGAAAACAGGAAATGCCGTTAGTATTGCTTACTCATTGTTGACAACAGAGGAAAAAGAAAAACGCCAAAAATATCTAAGATTGAACTCGCCACAAAAGCAATCAGATGTAGAATTTACCTGTAAGATTTGTGGTACCACTAAAATAGTACCGTATAGTTTGCGTGATAGAAAAACTTGCGGAGATAAAGATTGTATAGTGCAGGCAAAAGTTGGAGTTAGGGCATACATTAACGGGAGAAGGAAAATTATTTGGTTCTTTAATCCTAACGAAAATAAAGATGTTTTACTTGAATCCTCATGGGAAGTTGAAGTTGCAAATCTACTCATTAAGAAGAACATAGAATGGATTAGACCCAAGTTTATCAAATGGGTAGATAATAAAGGGACAACAAGAAGATATTTTCCAGACTTTTACTTGCCAAAATTTAATGTATATCTTGATCCTAAAAACCTGTGGGGCATGGCAAATAGTAAAGATAAGATGGATAAAATCGCAAAACACGTTTCTATTGTATATGGCGATTTGCAACTAGTAATAGATTATATTAGTGGCTTGAAGTAAGTGTGCTTTGTCAGTGTGTGGTGACAAGCGGACGTCGACCTGTTTAAAAACAGGAATATGCCGGTTCGAGGCCGGCCACACTGACAAAGTACACCGGTTTAGTTGATCTTATATTATAGATTAAGTAATAATTTTGTAGAGTATTTAGTTGCAGGGTAGAGGAGTTCGGTCGTCTTCGCCAGGCTCATAACCTGGAGATCGGTGGTTCAAATCCACCCCCTGCTACTAAATATTTTATTGCAACCAATTTTAAATCCCGCGTCCAGTGGAAGGACAGGAGTCTTCGAAACTCCCAGGAACGGCTCGACTCCGTTACGTGGGTCCAAATTTTGTTAGTCGTACAGCTGAACGCCTTTGTTGCCATGGCATGAGTAACAATGAACCGCCGTAAGCCCTCTAACAAAACTAATGCACTGCCAACGTGATATAAGGTTCCGCTAGTATCCTTTATATACGACATTGCATTAGATAGGGACTAGCAAAGAACAATCGCAGGGTAGAGGAGATAGTTCATCATTGGTCTCATAAGCCAAACCAGGGCAGTGCAAGTCTGCCCCTGCAACCAGTTTAGGATAGTTACAGCAAACCAAAAACGCTAACCTTTTATGTCTAGCGACAAAAGCTATCCTGTATTTTAACGTTGAACTAACCAGATGCTCACCTTGTGAACAAGGAAGTATGCAACAGTAAACTGTGGCAGACAAACAGACGGTTTTGTTAGTCAACAAATTATGCCTCTATCATTTAATGGTAGGATGCCGGCCTGTCTAGTCGGATGCAGGGGTTCGATTCCCCTTGGAGGCGCCAAATTAAGTTATGCCCTCGATGAACAAAGGAAGTTCAACGCTCTTCTAAAGCGTCCAAGTGCTGGTTCGAGTCCAGCCGGGGGCACCAGCTAATTTTTTTAAGAAGTAAATTAAAACTAAAGGAGTATGACATAATGAGAAACACTGTTAAACGATAGTGTCAGCTTAGTCCCATGGTCTAAGTTGGCACGGTAAACGTAGCATAACAATACAGACTTACAATGGGTCGCAAGCTTTAATGGTGAAGCAACAGGCTTTTACCCTGTTGAACGCGGATCGTTACCGCGGCGGCCTACCAACACGGGATTGTAGCTCAATTGGTAGAGCAAGAAACTTTTAATTTCGAGGTCGTCGGTTCGAACCCGACCGGTCCCACCAACACTAAATAATTGAACTTAGGTAAATTTGCATAAATACTTTATAAAGGTTCAATTATGAAAATATGTCCAAAATGTGATGTTCCACATGAAAAACCAGGAACTTACTGTTCAAGAACTTGCGCTAATTCGCATACACGAACAGAGGAATCAAAGAAAAAGACATCCTCTTCAATGAAGCAGGTAGTTAGACGACCGCGCACAAAGAAACAAATAGAGAAGTGGCGTGCATCAATTATCGAAACTAAAGCTCAGAAGAAACAAGAACGAGCTTTACTATGTAGCACGTTACTATTTAATGAGTTATCAGATAGAGAGCAGCGCGACAGAATTCTGCAAGAGCAGAATAGAAAATGTGCTCACTGTTATATTTCACAAGAATGGAACGGGAAAGAACTGAAGTTTGAGCTAGACCACATCGATGGGAATAGATCAAATCACACAAGAAACAATTTAGAATTCTTATGCCCTAACTGTCATAGTCAGACACCGACATATAGAGGAAAGAATATAGATAAGAATAAAACAGCAGTCAGTGATGAAATATTACTGAAGTGTTTGCAAGAGTCACCGAACATTAGGCAAGCTCTAATGAAAGCAGGCATATCTGCTAAAGGAAACAATTATAAAAGAGCAAAGAAATTGCTCAACATATAATCATGCTGCTTTGACCGTGATGGTTCAGGTGCTGGACTGAAAATCCAGATATGTTGGTTCGATCCCAACAGGCAGCACCAAATAAAATTGAATCACTGGGCGGTAAATGGAGAGTATTTAGGTTCGAGTCCTAACTAGGTATGGTACTATAAAATCCGACGGGAGCTCGGCGGGTTCGATTCCCCCACCGTCCACCACATGGAGGTGCAATGAATAACAATGAAGAAGATTTGGTGTATCGTTTGCGAAAGCGAGCAGAGATACGCAGACAGATTCCTACTCGTAAGAGCGTTCAAGAAAATGCTCCGGATAGGATTGCAGATTTGCTGGAAGAAGCAGCAAATGAAATTGAAGCATTAAGAACAAAGGACTAGGTAGTGCCAATCACGAATACCATATGGAGCGTGACTAAGGTGCCGATTCCTTATTAGTCCACCACACAATGCCTAGTTGAAGTGAGAGGTTAGCTACTTGCTCGACAAGCAAGGATATACTGGTTCGAGTCCAGTACTAGGCACCAATATTTCTTGAGTTATATTCGTCTAAAGGTAAAGACACTTCCTCGCTCAGAGGTAGAAATGTTATATTCGAACTATTCCATATTTCCAAGAAACAAATATGTCTCTGTAGATTACGGCAGGCTAGATCGACACCCTTTCAAGGTGTAGAACCGGGTTCGACCCCCGGTAGGGACTCACATAGTAGATTTTGTATAAATACAATTAAGGAGAACAGAAATGTTTTATTACTTGTATGAAATAACAAATACCATTAATGGTAAAATCTACGTAGGAGTTCATAAGACCAACAACTTAAATGATGGGTATATGGGCTCTGGAAAAGTTATTCGACGTGCTATGGAAAAGTATGGTGCCGAAAACTTTACAAAAGTCATACTTGAGCAATTCGACGATTCAGTTGCTATGTATGCAAGAGAAAAAGAAGTAGTTTCCGCCTCATTTCTTCTACGAGAAGATGTATATAACTTACGCCGAGGAGGAACTGGAGGATTTGATTATATCAATAAACATAAGTTAAATTCAACATGGAATAATGTTGGCAAACAGCCCGGAACAAAGGCGGTATATTTTACTGCCGAAGATGGGAGGCGCCAACAAATTCTTAATAAGAAAAATAAAACTGGCGCTTATTCTGCCAATTTTAAAAATGCATTCAAAGATAAATTACGCCAAGCAGATTTTCAATCACGATCACAGAGTGTAGCCGCAATGGTAAAGAGAAAGAATACTTTTGCAGAATCTAGACATCAACAAGGCGAAAAGAATTCACAGTTTGGTATGATGTGGATTACTAATGATATAAAAGATAAGAAGATTAGAAAGACAGATTCTATTCCAGATGGATTCAGGAAGGGCAAGAAATATAACCCCCAACAAGTAGAATTTTGTCCGCACTGCCATAAAGAAGGTGCAGGCTCTAACATGAAAAGATATCACTTTAATAACTGTAAACAAAACGGTTAAGAAACTTACAAAAAGTTCTTGACTAAAGCACAGCATTATGCAATAATAGATAATAAGTTTTGCAACCAAGTTGCAGAAAACGATCTTTAAGAATTTAAAAATTTAGGGGAAGTATAATTTCCCGTTAGTTGGCCTCGGCCGATTAACATAAAGGATAAGTGCAGCGATGCACCCAATGCGGCGAAGATTACATAACCGCTCCGTAAGGCCATTTATACAAGCCTGCTCACCGTGGTGACACGGCGTTCACTGATAAGACCGGTGGATGTAAAAAATGAAGCATGTAGTTGTGGAAAGAACGTTTGCTCAAGCGCCTGGCGTCCTCGCAAGGGACTTAATAATGTCTGAAGGTATTCGATGTGTGATTGTATTCCCAATCTACTACTTTAACCCAATAACATTTACAAAAGTGTTATTCAGTTAATGATAAATAAATTTACGCGGGATTCGTATATGGGTATTACCTGAGTTTTCCAAACTCATGAAGGGAGTTCGACTCTCCCATCCCGCTCCAAACACATAAAGGAGAAAATCATGCATGACTTCGCAGATAAAATAATGGTTTCCGCCCTAGTGGTAATGCTTATTCCCTTAGTTACATATCTTTGCTACATAATCATAACTGGAAAAGAAGTTATTGATGATGGCAACGATATGGAGGGCGATAGTATATACGCAATATAGGAACAATGGAGCTTGACTTTTGATCGTCGATGTGCTAATATTTAATAATGTATAAGTGTTTATATTGTCAAAAAGAATTCAGAAATGCTGGAGGATTAGGTTCTCATCATCCTTACTGTAAGCAAAATCCTGTTCGTGTGAAAAGAGTAAAGTCTCCAAATGCACATAAGAGAAAAGGTTCAGCAGCCTGGAATAAAGGGCTAACAACTCCTCAAGAAGTCAGAGACAAAATATCCCAGTCGTTGATAGGAGTATCAACCGGCAAAGGTTCTACTCCGGAAATAGAAGCAGAACGAATTAGAAAAGTTACAGAAAAAGCAAAATTGCACAACGGCGGCCACAGACAGGGGTCTGGTCGAGGGAAGAAGGGCTGGTATAAAGGATTTTTCTGCGATAGTTCATATGAACTTGCTTATGTCATTTACTGTTTAGAGCATAATATTATGCTCCATCGTAACAACGAATTACGCCCATATGAATGGGAAGGAAAAATTAGAAATTATATACCCGATTTCATAGTAAATGGTGTTGAAGTAGTAGAGATTAAAGGGTATAAGACAAAGCAATGGGAAGCAAAAATGAAGGCTCACCCAGATATAAAAGTCTTATATGAAAAAGATTTACAAGAAGTATTTGCTTATGTAAAAGAAAAATACGGCAAAGACTTTATTAGATTATACGAATAATGGAAGTGTGCCAGAGAGGCTGATCGGCACTGTCTTGAAAACAGATGGACTCGAAAGAGTCACGTGGGTTCGAATCCTACCACTTCCACCAGTTATGTTGTGAGATTGATGAGAGTAAAAATTCGTGTATGTGGGTTCGAATCCCTATTACATTGTTCCGGAAGGAAACGACCGCCGGCGGTTGGTGCCCCTTATCCGTGAGTTCGAATCTCACACTCGCCGCCAAATTGCACGAAAACGTACCGTACCCACGCAAACAGAGGTGGTAATACCGTGTTAAAAACTTGCAATAAATATGGAGAGGTGTCAGAGAGGCCAAATGACTCTGATTGGAAATCAGATGGACTAACAAGTCACGCAAGTTCGAATCTTGTCTTCTCCACCAAAACAAGCAGTAAAGAATTTATGGCGAGTACCTGGGTTGGCTCCCTAATCTCTTTCGAAAGGAGTGGTGACACCTAAGCAGGGTCAAGTGTTCGATGCATCTTACTCGCCGCCAGTTTTATAAAGGATATAAATATGTTTTTTGGGTGGCACTCAATGTTTGACTGTAGTAAATGCGATATAGAAAAGATTAGCAGCAGAGAAAATATTTATAATTTCGTTAAGACATTGGTCGAACGAATTGATATGGTCGCAGTAGGCGAACCAATTATCGAGATGTTGTGCGAAGGTGATCCAAAAGTTGGATACAGTTTGATGCAGTTGATTTCAACAAGCAACATTACTGGTCACTTCTTAGAAGAAACTGGCGCAGTATATATTGATATTTTTAGTTGTAAGCCGTATAATATAGATGTTGCTGAAAAATGTGTTAGAGAATTTTTCATTCCTGAAAAAGTTAGAGTAAATTTTTTAACTCGCAACGCAGATTAAAGATTATGTCTCGCAAGTGTTCCGGTAGCACAAGGCACTCCAAACGCCTTGGACGGGGTTCGATTCCCTGGCGAGGCGCCAGTAAAGAGAAGAGTATGAAAGTTAAGTTACCAGTTACAAGAATTGAAGACATTGATATACCTGATGAAGTAATTTTTCACTGCGTCAAAGAAAAATTTCAAAAGAAATATCCAAAGTTTCGATTTGAAAGTTACATAAATGATAAGGGTGAACTTAGATGCCCATCATCATTTGATGGTTATAGTTATGATTACAGATCTGAAAAAGCCACTCTTGAAGATATTACTCTTGACAATTTGTGGCAACAGATAAGTGAAATTTACAGACCTGAGTAGTTGAAAAGATATGCCCCGTTGGCTAAGACAAATTGGCACAGTCGCTTGTTTCAAACACAAGGCTTTTAAGGGTTCGAGTCCCTTATGGGGTACCAGATTAAATTAGTGAGGAGGAAGTTCGACTAAATATAGTATGAACTATCTTTTATACAAAATTACAAATACTCTAAACGGCTATATCTATATAGGTGTTCATGCGACCGATAATATCAATGATAGATATATGGGATCAGGTAAGAAACTACTCAATGCCATAAAGAAACACGGCATCGAAAATTTTCAAAAAGAGATATTAGAATATCTTGATTCAATTGAACAAATGTATTATAGAGAAAATGAAATTGTTACTCCTGAATTTGTTGCGCGACACGATACATATAACTTAATGGAAGGTGGTTGGGGCGGCAAAATTACAGAAGAATCAAATCAGAAGAAAAAGAAAACTATGGCCGAGAGAAAAGTAAGTCAGGGTAAAAAGAATTCGCAGTATGGATCTATGTGGATTACAAATGGGATAGAGAACAAAAAGATTAAGAAGACCGATTCACTTCCGAGAGGATTTAGAAAAGGACGTATGGTTCCAGATGACTGGGGCGATAATATCAGACAAAAACTTAAAGGCAGGACATTAGAAGATATTTTGGGTCCTGAAAAAGCAGCGATTGGTAAGCTCAACAGAAGTAAACCAAGAGTAAAGATTTAACATCCGGCCTGTCGCGCATAGGTAGTTAGACTATGTGAGGTAAGCTCGGGACTGCCGTGAGAAGCGTGTAGGAGTTGTGAGCAAAAGGTGCCACTCGTCACTGATACGAGCGCCACAACGTTAAACTACCGTGATAAAGGCAGCAAGCCAAACAGTTCGTGGGAACTTCTCAACTATACGAGCGGGTTGGTGCATCGATGATCCAGATTGAAACCTGGGGAGAACAGTAATTATTTGATGGGGCATGGTGTAGGTCGGCTTCAAAGTTTACCAAAACGTTGTAAACAGCCAGCAGAGATTTATCATCAAGCTAGACTCGCAAGAGTGACAAACGGTGCCTGAAGACGGGTTCAACTCCCGAATGCTCCACCAAATAATTACTGTAGTTGAATGATAGGATTAGAACAGAATCCCGGCTATGAGATGTTAAATAATTCAGTAGTAGAATAAAAATATGGGTTCGTCGTATAGCGACTATTACCTTCGGTTCTTACCCGAATGACCAGAGTTTGATTCTCTGCGAACCCACCAAGCAATGCCCTGATGGCGGAATTGGTAGACGCACTGCAAATAATTATATTAGCGTGTCTACCAGTATAAATACAATATGCCAGTTATATCTACACCAATTGAAACTACAGAACTATGCTCGTATGGTTGCGGCAAAGTTGCGTTATTTAAGAATAAAGCAGGAAGATTGATGTGTGCCAAAAGTGCAAATTCATGTGATACGATTAGGAAGAAAAACTCAGATCGCGGCAAAGCCGCATATAGCACCGGGAAACGTATTCCTGCTGATGAACTATACCAGCAATTATCAAAAGAAACAAAAGACGGAATGGCCTGGACTCGCGGAAAAACCGCAACAACAGATAAAAGAATTATGTCTGGAGAGGATCATCCCAATCACGGAAAGTTATGGGGATCTTCATTAACCGGGCACACGCAAGAAACAAAAGCCGCACTATCAAAATTTAGGACTGCGTGGTTAAAGAATCCAGCGAATCACAAGAAGATTCAACTGAGTGGCAAAAGCTGGATGGAATTGTGCTTTGAGAAATGGCTAACAGAAAATAGTATTGGGGGATGGGAAGATGAAAAACATTTCTGGAACGAGAAATTAAAGAAAAATTATTTTGTAGATTTCTTATTTGAAGATAAGAAGATTATTGTGGAATTAGATGGAACGCAACACAGAAAAACTATTGAACAAGATAAAATTAGAGATGAATACTTGTCATCATTGGGCTATACAGTCGTTAGAATTCAACACAGCGAGTTTAAGAAAAGATATTTCTCAGAAACAGGATTTATAGATTTATTGGGGATGTGATGAAATTGGTAGACTTCGATGCCTTAGAAGCATCGGTCCTTGTGGCGTGTCGGTTCGAGTCCGGCCATCCCCACCAACCAATGGTGATTTAGTTCAATGGTAGAACGAGGCTCTCATAAGGCTTAGACAAAGGATCGTAACCTTTACTCACCACCAAATACTGCTAGGTGCAGGGAAATACGGGAATGGGGTTTGACTCCCCTAGGGCGGCGGATCGTTACCGAGCTAGAAGGTCCAAATGTTTCCAACAAATTTATGCCCTTATGACTAAGGTAAATTGGTAAAGCCACTGAATTTAAAATTCAGCGTTTGTGTCGGTTCGACTCCGACTGAGGGTACCAAATTGCACGTGAACAAAGAAGACTGCATCTTCTTGGGTTCGGCGTTATGTGAGTAGAATGCAGACCGAAAGCATAATAACAAATATTGTGAAGCGCAGATCATTCCTGCCGTGTGATAGAATATGCGACTGTGGCGTAACTGGTAGCCGCGCAAGCTTGAGGTGTTTGTGCCGTAAGGCGTGGGGGTTCGAGTCCCTTCAGTCGCACCAAATAAATTTATGCCTCTGTAATTCAATGATAGAATATTCGACTGATAATCGAAATACCCAAGTTTGATTCTTGGCAGAGGCACCAAACAAGCTTTTTAAAACAGATAATTTTACATTGGGTCTTTAGCTCAGTGGTAGAGCAAATTTACGAAAGCACTCAACTTGTATAAATAAGTATATACGAGGAAGAATTATGCCACAAGGTAAAACTACAACCAAAAAATGCGAGATCTGCTTGAAAGAGGTATCACTATTTGCTTTCAATCGGCATGTTAAAGCACACGGTAAGCCAAAGAAGATTACTGGTATGAACAATACTCCTGGCCAATGTGTTTATTGCGAGAAAGAATGCCAAACACAATCTTCGTTACATAATCATATGCGTCGGTGTTCTAATAACCCCGATAGGATTATGGAACAACTTACCGAAGATGGTCGACAGAAGATAATAGATAAAAATAAAAAAAGAGTATGGACTGATGATCAAAGAAAGAATCATTCAACTTCAATGAAGAAGGCAGTTGTAGAAAATCCCGAATCATATACTTCATTGAATGTGTGTGGAAGAACAAAAGTTGAAGACTATAAGGGCGAAAAATTTCACGGTAAGTGGGAAGTTGAATTTGCTCAATGGTTAGATGCTAACAACATTAGATGGATAAGAAAAGTTTCACCGATACAATATTTCTGGAATAATGACTGGCATTCATACTTTCCAGATTTCTACTTACCAGAATTTGATTACTTCATTGAAGTAAAAGGATTCGAAACTAAGCGAGATAGATGTAAATGGGAAGCAGTAGAAAAATTACAAGTAATCAAGAAAAAAGAAATAGAACAGATTAGAAAAGGAACATTTATTTTGGGCTTGTAGTTTAAAGGAAAAACACCCGGCTCATAACCGGTGAGAGTGGGATATCGTAATTCCCCGGGCCCACCAAATCTTGGCGGCTGGATCGTTCCCAGCAAGACCCACCAAAAATTTAGATAGGTCTGTTATGATATTATAATGGTATAACCCATCATAACAACAATCAATAGAAGATGAAACAGTGACTAGATTAGGAATCTAGTTTTAGTTCTTTGAATAGAACAACTTCTAATCTAAGTGTAAGACACAATGCGCCGGTATCCCCCCTCGCTACGAACGAGGCGAAAGGTAACTGGACACATACAGGTTCGAACCCTGTCCGGCGCTCCATAATATAGTAAGACCGAAGTGTACTTCGGTGTGAACGTGTTGTAGTGGTAGCAACGAAGCCTGTGAAGCTTTTAGCGCGAGTTCGATTCTCGTCGTTCACCCCAAAGTACATTTTAAAAAGAACAGATGCCTGGTGTATCGGATACGCACTTGATTTTGAGTCAGGTTGCAGAGGGTTCGACTCCTTCCTGGGCCGCCAATAAGGAGTTAGTATTGAGCTAAC